TCAGTAGGAAGTGTAAAAAAACTGAACCAAAAGTGTTAAAACAACCACCGAAACTAACATACTAGGTATTAATTTGCCAATTTTTGGAATTTTTGGCCACAAAATAATTATAAAAATAGATACTATGGCTATTAAAATTGCATACAAATTTAATGTTTTAATATTTTGTATGTAACACAAAATTTGTTCCATAAATTGAGCTGGAATTTTTTCAACGCCCAAGCCTAAAATATCTTTTATTTGACTTGAAAAAATTGTTACAGCAATTCCGCTTGTAAATCCTGCTACAACTGGATACGGAATAAATTTTATAATTTCTCCACCTTTTAAAAAGCCTATAATTACAAGCATTATGCCCACCATAATAGTTGCAATAGTTAATCCTAAAATACCATGTTGTTCTATGATACTATAAACAATTACAATAAATGCGCCAGTTGGCCCTGCTATTTGAAATTTTGACCCGCCCAAAATGGCTACGATAAAACACCCAATAACAGCAGTAATAAGCCCAGCTTCAGGCGTTACTCCTGAAGCGATTCCAAGAGCTATAGATAGTGGCAATGCAACAATAGCTACTATAATACCTGCTGCCATATCGTTTAAAAACATCTTAAAATTGTATTTTTTAAGCTTATAAAAAACTCTGGAATAAAATCTTTCATATTATCTACCTGCACAAATTATTAATAAAGACAATTCGCCTATTTGAATCTTAGTAAGCATTATATCTTTTTATATCATAAAAATTTACTACTACTTGAAATATGCCACGAATACTGGATTTTTGCTTAAAAAAACGTGTTTAGAGTACTCATATAATTTTAATAAGTATAAAAAATGGTGTCCCCAGCGTTGTTTATTTATTTGTTTATAATCACGTATTAAAGGCATTGTATTTTTTTGGTTATACAAAAAGTTATACATTTTAAATTATTATAGGTGCTTAAAAAACAATATGGAGGTTTAAAAATATAAGAGCAAAATAAAAAACCCACCGACAAAGAATTAATCTAAATTGATGAGTTTATTGATACATTTATGAAATTTCATTATACACTAAACCTATTTAAACCACCCTTAAAATAGCTAGTTCAGCTTTTCTTACCCTATTTGACCACCCATTTAAAAACTTGCCATTTTTATCAGGATTTCTTTTTGCTAGCTCATCATAAAATTTCATAAACTCGGCCTTGTATCTTTCTTCAAAATACCCACTATCAAGGCTATTTAAAGCATTTATTGTATTATTACCAATTATTCCATCAATCTTTACATTTGCCACCATTTGAGCATATCTCACGGCTCTTTTTATGCCAACATTAACTGCAAATTTAAAGATTAAATCAGCAATTCTATCACTTTTAATCTCATCGAGTCTTAATTTATCCCAAAAATTAAGCTTATAAAACTCTTTTACTAAATCCGTTAAAAATACATTTTGATAGCACTCGTAACTGGCTTTATCAAGGTTTTTATAAAGGTCTAATGTTCTATAAACTAGCTCCCAACCTTTCCAACTTGGATGAGCCCCCTCATAAATACCCATAAATGTATAACCACTCTCACCCTTATTTTTATGCAAGGCATTATACGGGCTTGATAGCTCCAAATTTAACATCTCATCAAAGCTTTTATCAAAATTACTCATCATTAAATCTCTTACTTACCATTTTTTTTAAATCGCTTAAGTTATTATGCGTTATCCCGTGCATTTTTAAACTTTCGTTTATACCTTTATCAAGGCGATTTAAAGTCTCTAAATTTATTCTATTTTGAAGCTCTATACTTTTGCTTAGCTCTGTGTTGCTTTGTGAGTTTTTGTTTATTACATCAATTAGCTTATCTTGATTTTTTTCAATATTTTTTGTAAACACTCTTGTATAAAAAAGCAGAACTATAATTATAATTACAACACATACAAACATCACAGCTTGAGAGTTCCACTCACCTACACTTAAAACAAATTTAGTGGTGCTATCTATCATTTTTTCATTCATCATTTAACCTTTTTATAGATTTTAATCTATTATTGCACTGCTCCAACCCAAATTCCAAATCAATTAGCAGTATTGCAACATCAGTATTTGTTTTTACTTCTCTTTCTTGCACCACTACAGGCATTAGAAATATCTCAGGTACTTTTACCCTTTCATACTTAATTTGTGGTTGCCTTGTTCCACAACCGTTTAGAAATAAACTGCACGCTATCATAAATGATAGGATTGATTGTTGTGTTGTTATCTTTTTTCTTATAAATTTCATCTTTTTTACTCTCAACTTCTTTTAGGCTTAAGGTCTTGTTGTTCTCATACTCGTTTAAAACTTTCAAAGTCTTTGTAAATTCAGCATTTAAATAATCTAGGTTTTGGCTTGTTATAGTTAAGTTTTCTGTTAAGCTTTTATTTTCAAGCCTAAGAGATTTGTTTTTACTCTCAAGTACATTTAAACGCCAACCAATCAAGGCTAAAACCAAAGCTATTCCTAAATAGATGTATTTTCTCATACTAGCTTTAACTCTATCTTGTCAAGTTGGGCTTTTGTAGTGCATTTATTTATCGCATCTTCTAGCTTTTGGGTTTTAAAAATTGCTTCTGCTTTTCTAGTTGCAACTTCGGCTGAAAGTTTTACTAACTTTGGTAAGTCAAACGAAACATACTCATTTGTTTTTATGTCTTTTATGGTGTATCCAGCAGGAAGCTTTCCAACTGCTCCAAAGATTGTGATAGTTGCAAGTAAGTCAGCCTGCACATCTGCTCCCATTCTGTAAGTATGGTTTTCAAACTCGTAGTTGCTGAAATTTAGTTCATCTTTTTTTTGATGGATTTGAGATATCATCTCTTTTTTAAGCGTTTTGATATCATCTACCCATTTGCCATTTTGCATGATTTGATTTTCTTTTGGTGGAGTAGGGGTATAGTTTTTAGTGTCAAAATCTAGCGTATCAACTACTACTTTTAGCCCTGTTTCTTTGCTCCAAAACTCTTTGCCTCTTAGATCTTTTTTATACTCCCAAATTTGCTTTTTCTCATCAAAACAAATAGCAAAACCATCTTTTTTTGCTAACGGCTCTATTACTGTTGCATTTGCTGGAATGAGTGGTTTACCACCTATTGGGTCTAATTCAGCAACTTCTTCGCTTAAATATTCCAGTGTGTTTTTATCATAGTTGTATATTTGCATTTTTCACCTTTCTAGTATTTGATATAAAAATTAAGTGCTATGTTGTATGGTCTTGTTTCATTTTCAAAATTTTCAAAGGGATACTGAAGCCCTTTTTTTCTTAAAAGGTTTTTAGTATATCCGCCCCCATCATCGTGATAAGTAAAAGCAACCGAGTCTTCGCTTGGACCAAAATTCATATCATTTTTTGTATTAACCCATTGACTATCAACCACTCCCCATACTGCTCCATCTCCAAGCTTGTCACTACCAGCTCCTGTTGGCAAAAGATGTATATGTCGCCCAATAGCAGAGCCTTGAGTGCTTCCAAACCCTCTACCACTATCAATTGAGCTACCATCTGAAAAGCCTCTTACAAATCTACCTCTTAAATCAGGCAATTTAAAGGTGCTATTATCATCACTTCCAAAGGTTGTTCCTATCACTTTAAAAAGCTTTTGATAACTTGCCCTTGAAATACTTGCACCGTTGCATTTTAAATACCCATTAGGGGTAGATTTTGATGCGCTTTGGATTATAGTTCCAGCTGGAAGCAAAATATCTAAGTCTGTGAGATTGGCTTTTGTTTTATTAAGCTCGTTGATATGTAGGTCTATCCTTTTTCCAAAGCCGTTAAAATGCTCCATTGTTGGAATAAACCCTGTGCTTTCAGTTACCCCCCATCCCCTTTCAATATCAGGGAAATCAGCTATTTCACCACTTTTTGCCTTACTAGCAAAAACTTTACCATCTATGCCTGCCATTTTTTCTCCTTATAAATTCTTGCAAACTTGCCAACACCAAAACCCTTATTTTTCTTATTTTGAACAAATCCAAAGGTGTTTTTATCGGCAATTATTATTAGTTTTAAATTAACGCCTATTGGTCTTATAAAAGCTTTGTTCTTTAAAACTAGCTCCAATAAAAAAGGCGTTACCCTCTCTTTTATAACAATATTCATAGTCATATCGTAGTTATCATAAGCAAAGTTGTCTTCACCAAATAAAAATTTCAAAGATTGATAAAAGTTTTCCAAAGTTCCTGTTTGGTAGTTTTTAATAATTTTTGCTTTTATCATAAATCTATACTCGTAGTCGCTTAAAAGAAAATTCCCATAAAGTGGTGAATGAAGTCTATAAAACTCACCATTTCCAAAACCTTGTTTTTTAGTAGCTTCATTAAAACCAAAAAACTCTTTTAAAATTAAATCTTTTTGCTCTCTTTTAGCTCCTACATGAAGTCCGATTAAATCAAGTGCATAGCCACTTGCTTCTTCAATGTTTAAGATATTTGCAACTTCCAAGCACTCATCAAAAATATCATAAGCACTACCACTTAAAAGCTTTGCTGTTGCTTTTGCTTTTGGTTTTTTCCTATACTGCCAAATTAAATCTACCATTACTCTACTTCTATGTCGATATCTTGTTTTTCTATCACACAAATCTCTCTAGGAGCGATTTTTAAGCTTTGATTATTGTTTATTGTAAACTCTAAAATTTCAAAGCCACTAACTTCATTTACTAAGCAATACAGCCTACTAGCATATACATCTTCACCAATTTTAAAAACATAGTTGCTTAATAGGTCTTTTATTCTTTCAGTATTAATTTCAGTGAAATTTACTAGTCTTTTAAGTCTTAGTTTGATTTTTGGACTTATCTTTACAGGTCTATCAAAATATACACTTCTTTTTTGGTCTAAAAAATCAACCCCTACAACTTCTTTGCCTTGTATTCCACAACCACCTATTTTTTTCTTTAAAATAGCTGTTGCAATCTCTTCTTTATCACCACCCAAAACAATTGCATTTAAAGTGTGTGGTAAAACACCGTTTTCATCGGTTGTATTGGTGTAATTTTCTAAAACTCTTACTTGCTTAACGCCTTTTAGGCTCATTAAATAAGCTTCTAAGCCCTCTCTATCATCATTGTTGTTTATTGAGTGGCTTCTTAAAAATCTGATTAACAGATCACCATCGCTTTCTTCTTCTTCACCTTGAATTACTTTACCATTTACAATAACCCTATCAAGTCCTATTATTATGTTTTGTGTTTTTAATTCACTATTTTCTACAAGTTCAGTTGCTCCACCATCTATTGAAGTTATAGATGTAACTGCTGAACCGTTAGCGCCTAAAGTTATCTTATAGTCAGTTTTCCAAAGTTCATTTTTAAAAACTAGAATTGTATCACTAGGAATTACAACACCTGCATTTCCGTGAAAAACTACACTATCAACAAAGCTTGGAGTTTCATACTTTCTAAGAAGTCCTGCATAAGCCACTCTTTGGTCTAGCCACTCACCTGTTGCAAGATATGGGTCTAGCATTTGAACTATAAAAGTTAAGCACTTGCCGACTTCATCTAAGCACTCGCTAAATAGTCCTATCATTTGACCATCAGGGGTGCTTGAACTTAGATTTAAATCTGATCCATAAATCTCTTTAAACCCATTTTCTAATTTTTCTTTTATTTTTAAAATATCATCTATTATAATTTTGTTTTCAGTTACTTGCATTTGCACTAACCCTTTGTCTTTCATCGTAAATATCTATGTATTCAATGCTTACGATAGCTTTTCTTTCATCCATAACTAAATCTAATTTTTCTAAGCTTTTTACTCCATCAACTTTTAAAACTTGTCTTTTTAGCTCTCTTTTAAGATTTAAAATATTTGGGTTTTTCTTAAGATAGTTAAACCACCTTATTCCATTTTCAAAATCCAAAAACCAATCATTGTAAAGGGATAATATTTCTGTTTTAACATTTTGAGCGATTGCTTTACTTTCAGTTTTAAAACCTAAAGTCCAGTCGTGATTTTCATCTAATGCTCTTACTTTCACTTTTTACCCCCTTATTTTGGCTTTGAAGTAGTGCCACCACTATCACCTTTATGAGTGTGGCCCTTAAGGCTTACGCCACTACTTATGGTATCGTTATTTGTCATTATGCCTGATAGCTGATAGTTTCCTTGGTGCTGTATGTTTCCATTTATAAAAATAGTGCCTTTTGTTAGCTTTAAATAGGTGCTTTTGTCAAGTGTTCTTAGACAAATTCCATCTAAATCAACATCTTTCACAGCACTTGGTATAGGACTAAAACCAGTTAAGAAAAAACCATCTGAATAATCGTGCATTCTTGCATCAGGCGGTTCTTGTTTTTTTGCCATTGCAAACCAAGTATCAATGCACCTTTCTGAAAAAATACAAAGTCCAAAATCACCCTTTTTAATAGGCGTTGTAACTACAAAATCACCACCTCTGAAAAACTGCACTGGAACATCATCAGCAGGAGGCAATTCTATACTTACACCATCACGGCTTAACTCATTTATCATAAACTCAACTTGAACCGTGTTATCTTGAGCGTTAAACTTTAAAACTCTACACGGCAGGGCTGTATGGATTTTAGCTTTTTCATCATCAAAAGCAGTTTCTAAAACCTGCGTTAAATTTGGGTCTTTCATTTCTCTACCTTTTTAAATTTTCCATTTTGAACTGTTAGATCTGTTTTCCAAGTATCACCTAAGAAATCACCACTATGAGATAATTTGATGATTTTATAATCACCATCATATTCGCTTAAAATAGATTTTATTCTTACTAGCCCACCAATGTTTAACTTTGGATTTAACAAACAACTTACCTTTAAGCCATCATCGCTTATCTCTGGACTTCCTATCATTCCAGTATCAAGACTTAAAACAAAGCCATCAGTATTGCTTAAAACTTTATCTTTTGGCAAAATATTTAAATTTCCATCTAAGATATGCCAATTTGCATTGTTGTTTTTTGCGATTGTTTTTAAAAACTCTTTTGGCTTTCCACACAAAACTTTGGCTCTTTGATATGTTTTTTCCTTTGGCAAATCTATTGCACCTTTATTTGTTTTTTTCATCTTATCAAGGCAGTTTTTAACCACATCACTTTCTTTTGTTCCTGCTTTTAGTGTGGTGTAGATTTTAGTTTTTGCATAATCAGTTTGTCCATCACCACACTCCAAGGTAGTTATGTAGTCTAAATCTTTTCTAGTGGTATATGCGTTATTTATTTCACCTGCAAAGATAAGTCTAGGTTCATCATATCCAGCAAATAAAACAACTTTTTTAAACTCTTTGTTGATTAACTTGTTGCGATTTTCCAAATTTAAGTTATAAATTTCAATTTTTGATTTATTAGGTTCATCAGTTATTGTTTTATCAACAAAGAATGAAATTTGTAAGTTATTTATAACCACGCTTTGGCTGTCACTTCCTATTTGAAGTTCATACTTTCTTCCATATTGCCTAGACATTCCAAACCTTTCTAAAAGCCTCTTTAAGCTCATCTTTGCTTACTGCATAAAGAGATAATCTTTCATCTAAGTCAGTTATATCTACGCAATTAATGCCTTTATTTGTATTGTCAAATAGCATAAACACAAAAGGTAAGTTTTTATTTATTAGGCTTGGAGCATTAACGGCCAAGCCTTTATTGCTTGCATAAACCTCGCCCGTATCCATATTCCTTAAATCATACTGCCAAACTAGACCCACTTCATTGAATTTTAAGGTCAACTCTAAGGAAAAACCGAATAGTTCAAAGTTTTGAACTTGTTTATAATCTGAGTTTGTCTTTATTTTATACACCTAAAACCCCTTACTGATTTTTTTTAGCATACTTTCTCTTTTTGGTTGAGTTTTGCCCATATTGGTGGTCTTATTTACTCCACCACTACTTGTTATAACTTTTAAGCCGCCTGCAGTTTTGGTTTCAACGATAAAAAGCTCTTCTAGGATAATAGTTACATCAGCCCATAAATCACTTTGAGTTGTTAATTCAACTGAAGTTATTAGCATATTTTTATAGCTTTTAGCCCCTGTTGTGATTTCTAGTGGCTCACCACTTCTTTGGACTTCTAAAAGCTTATCAAAGAGCTCATTTATCCTATTTGTAGCACTTGAGTTGACAACTCCACTCATAAAAGAGCCTGGCAAAAATGGAGCTAGGATTTTAGCACCTTTATTTATCGTGTTTTTTGCCTCTTTTATAAGGCTTTTGGCTGATGAAATGCCTGCTTTTAATTTTGCCATTGTTTTTGTTAGCTTAAACGCTGGTCTAATAATAGGCAAGTTAAATCTAGCCATTTCAAGCACTTCATCAAACATTGTTGCTGTTGGTGGCTCATAAGCTACGATTTTACCTTTTATTGTTATTGCTTTTGGCTCTAATATTGCGTGGTCGGCTACATTTGCACCACTTTCTACGGGGTTTTTAGTTATTCTTAGAGTGCTTTTATTGTTTTCTTGTTCGGTTGCATCTAATGTAAATGTTCCTATTTTTCTACTAACAAGTTCTATCATCTTTTAACCTCCGTAGTTGTTTTGTGTGTAGCTTAGGTCTAATTGCCTTTGATTTTTAACAACTTGTTCTGCCATTTGTGGATTGTTTGTTGTTATGTTTATTGTGGTGTTAGCAGTTCCACCTTGATTGTATGTTGTTTGGTTGTTGTTGGTGGCATAGGCAGGTGCTAAAGCCCTTTTAGGCTCATCGTTTCCAAGCCCAAAAAGATTAAGCCCTTTATTTAACATATTTTTACCATAACTTACAGCATCGTTTCCAAGAGATTTAATACTATCTTTGGCATTACTTACAATATTTGCAGGATTGAAGTTTTTAACAGCATTTATTATTGGCTCTACATATTTTTCATATTGAGCTTTTATCCAAGCAAAGGCATTTTCAAAAGGTGCTTTTATAAGTTCACCAATAGAGGTAAAAGCACTAGCTAGGTTGTTTTTAAAGCCATCAAATAAGTTTAAAATAGCTTCTATTGTTTTGTTCCAAACTGCAATAATGTTATTTTTTAAATTCTCAAGCAAATTCATAATAGCCTTGTTTATCTTATCCCAAATTGCAACAACGCTGTTTTTTAACCCTATAAGTAAATTTAAAACAATTGAGTTTATCTTATCCCAAATTGCAACAACGCTGTTTTTTAACCCTATAAGTAAATTTAAAACAATTGAGTTTATCTTATCCCAAATTGCAACAACGCTGTTTTTTAACCCTATAAGTAAATTTAAAACAATTGAGTTTATCTTATCCCAAATAGACAAAACACTGTCTTTTAAGCTTATAAACGCCCATGTAACAGTCTTTTTTAGCCCATCCAAAATAAAAATAATGCCTTGCTTTAACACCAAAAATAAGTTTAAAATAACTTTGGCCAAAATACTCCAAAACTCAATAAGCCAATCTTTAAAGTTTATAAAATACTCTTTTAAGCCAATTATTAAGTTATCCCAGCCTTTTTCTATTAAATCAAAATTACCAGTAAAAACACCCACTAAGATTTGAAGTAACCCTTTGAAAAAGTCTACAACTCCCATAAAAGTGCCTTTTACATAGCTTAGAAGTTGTAAAATGGCAGGTTTCATCGTTTCAAAGAACGCTAAGACTTCTTTGCCAGCTGAAATAAACGGCTCCCAATACTCACCAAATAAGCTATCCCCTCCATCTAAGTAAGTATATAAATCATCAATTAAAAGCATTAAAGCCATAATTGCACTGATGATTAAACCTGTTGGACTAGTTAAAAAAGTTGTTATCATAGCTCTTTTTAAAATGGCTAAAACTCCAATTAAAACAATTAAAGCATTTTTCCAACCTATCGTGCTTTTGATAACGAAATTTAATCCCCTAAAGAAGTTAAAAAACACCTGTCCCGTTTTTATAATCCAACCCAAAAGCTTACTAATTCCATCAGCTATTAATTCTTTGTTTTTTAAGATGAAGTTATTAAAGCCTTTAATGCTTTGATTTACTGTTGGGATAAGCTTAATTGCTATTTGAGTGGTTAGGGACTTTAAAAAGGTTCTACTTTTCTTGATATTAGTTTGATACTCTTTTGCTTGTTTTATTTCAGCTTTTGTTATATCAAAAAGCCTATTTTTTTCTTTGTTTAGTTCATTAATGTTATTGAGTGGTTTTTCGATGTAATTAGCTATTAAGCCACTTGCAGTTGTAAAGGCCGCACCAATTGGTGCAAAGCTTTTAGCAAAGGTTTTAGATTTATTGCCAAGGGTTTTTATGCTTTGTTCGGTTTTTTTAAGCTTTGTATCATCAACATTAAACCCTACTTTATATAAAAACTCACCAATTATCATCTTTTATCCTTTTTCTCTAAAGCTCTTTTTTCATCTTTTATCATCTCAATTATGACTTCATGCATACATAATCCATCTTCAAAGCTATAAACCGTTTTAAGCTCCCAAAGTGTGGCAAATTTCTTAACAACTAAAATCCACACAAACCAATCAATCTCAAAACTTCCTTTTTCTACTTCGCCCCCAAGGCTTGAATATTCATCGTTGATTTTAAACCATCGGGGAAAAAGCCGAAAAAATGAAATTTAAGTCCTTCAAATATCACGCTTACATAATCACTTCTGTTTTTATTGAAGTGTGTTTCCATATCAGCCACATTTTTAAACAAAAGCTCTTTACCATTCTCATTGACAACTCCAGCATATTTTAAGATGAAGTTTTCAACACTTTGAAATGCTGGATTGCCAATATTTGCGATTATTTGACCGATATCTACATCAAGGTTATCACCAACCATTTTCACACTATCTTTAGCCAAAGCCAGCAAGCTTGTAGCTTGATTTTTGGTTTCAATAAATGGTGCAACTCTAAAAATGTATTTATTTGTTCCAATTACAAACTCTTTATTTTCCATTAGTTATCAGCTCCTTTTTCTAGTCTTTTGTTTATTCTTTCAAATGCTATTTTAAACTCTGTTGGGTTATGAGCATCGCCTCTTGTGAAGTTTCCTTGACTTACGAAAAAGCCATTTATACCACTTAGCTCATCGCCGTTTAATGTATCTTTAAATTCCATTGATAGTGGAGCAAAATCTACAAAACTACTTCTTTGTTTATTGAATAAATCTTGCAAAAACTTGCAATCTTCACTATGTTGTAAAAGTTTAAGTGTTAGTGTTCCACTTTGATTGCAACTTCCAGTGAACACTCCTTTGCCACTTGCTCCTATTGTATATGCTCCTGCATCTACTGCGTTTTCAATGTTTAATACATCGCCACCATCAGCATAGGCAGTTATTTCTCTACCATTTATTAATAAGACACTTACATCGTGTTGATATCTTGCCATTTAAAACTCCTTATCTATTGAAATTGACTATTACATCTAAGCTGTGGATTGCACCACTTAGTTTAATTGCTACATTGATAGGCACTGCCTTTCTTGCTTCTCTATCTGTTTGAAGTTGTGTGTTGTAGCTAGGGCTATAAACATAGTATCCAAGGTCTAAATAATCACCACTTTCCAATTCACCAACTGGATCACCTCTCCACTGTCCAGGAGCAATAAAACCATTATTGACAAATTGCTCGCAAACTTGCTTAACAACGGCAATTAATCTAACTTGTCCTTTGTCAGTTTGTGGAACCTTTCTAGCGCCTTTTAAAACATTGAATGTTCCAATTTGCACTCTATTTGAAAACGCATCAAGTCCAACAACTTCATCTATGAATTTACCACCTAGTGCAACACCTTCAGCAACCAAGCTCACGCCATCATAATCGGTATAATAATTTATGCCTAAGCTATCACATTTCTCAGCAATATTTAAATCCACGCCTTCATCAGTTTGAGCAGTCTTTAAGTTTTTAAACTTCATTGTTTGAGCAGTAAATGAGCCCTCCCAATTAGTACTTAATGCCATACTTAAAAGCTCAGCTCCTGCGTGTTCATCAGCTGTGTTGTTATATGTTGCAAAGAACCTGCCACTATTTTTATTGGCTATTTTTTTAATTGGGTTAGATTTGTCGTTTTCTAAATGGCTACCCTTTATAACTGTAAAGCCTGCAACCATTGGAATAGGTGCTGAAGTTACCCAGCTATCAAGAGCCAAAATCTCATCATCACTTAAAATACCACTTGAATACACACCATAAAAACCTTGTGTAGAGTTAAAAAGCTTATCTAGTGCTTGTCTTATGGTTTCTTTGCTTTGGGTTGAAGCATCTACTCCATAATAAATATCAGCTTTGCCATCTATAAGGTTTAAAAAGCCACCTATGAAGGTTCCAAGTGATGCTTTTTCCATATAACCAAAAGTTGTTTTATCATCTTTGCCACTTTTTACGGCTTGAAGCTTAAATCTTTGACCATCTTTATCAAAGATAGCTTTTATATTCTTACCCTCTAAAGCAGTTGTTAGGATTTTCGCAACGCTTTCATAATCTGTTGCAGTGCTAAAATCAATACCACTAAACTCTTCTTCTTTGCCACCTAAAACAATTTTAAAACTTCCATCTTTTATCTCTGAAAGCTCTCTTGCCAAGTAGCTCATAGTTGAGCCTCTTAGCTCGTTTGAAGTTGCTTCTATTGTTTTATCCTCTCTTACCCATTTAGCAATGACAGCTTTTTTTACTCCATTTACTGCAAAGACTGAACGCAAAGCTTTTGCAGTGTTGCTTTCACTTCCAAAATATTTTGCTCCATCAGTTGCACTTTGGACGCTTATATACCTTGTTTTTTCATCGTTAAAAGCTTCACACCACTCATCACTTAAAACAGCAATAGTGCTTAAGTCTCTGTTTTTTGCTAAAATGCCTTGTTCGTTGATTTGAACATTGACAATTCTTTTTATCATCAAACTCATCTGTTTTTCCTTATGAAAATATCATCTGTTTTTTTAATCTCATTTTGAGACACCTCTACTCTGTTGTTATAACTCATCACTACATCCAAATTTGCTCTTTCTTCACTAGCTCCACCAACGCCTAAGGTTAGATTTCTAATAGGACTTACACTTACAAGACTTAGGTTTTTACCATTTAAGCTTTGTATAAAAAAGCTTGAGTAAAACAAGGTATTTAGCTTGCCGATTAAAGCAAGTGAGTTTTTACCAAAAGCGTTTATACTTATAGTTGCCTCTCTAGTTGAAGTTATTATCTCTACCTCGTTTTGAGTGAACTTATACTCTCTACCTATTTGCCTATCAGTTAAAACTGCTACAGTTATAAAACCTGTTTTATCATTTAGGCTTTTGCTAAACTCTTCTCTAACTCGTTCATTAGGTAAGTTCAAAGCCGTTGCTATTAGGGTTCTCAAGCCCATCAAATCTAATAGCTGTGTAGTTTTTGTAACCATAACTCCCCCAATCTTGTTCATATACAACCCTGTATTCATTGCCTTTGTAAAAGACACTATCTTGCAAGTTTAATTCACAATCCGTGTCTATCCTAATATGCTCTTTATACCTTTCACCCTCTGGAAGTCTTTGCATCTCATCATTACTTAGGTATTGAACAACAGCTTTTATTTTCTTGCCATTTGCTTCGATAAATTGACAAAAATCACTATCATTTACAAGCTCGTTAATGTTTATCATTATCTCTTATCTCCCAAGTGATTGAGTTTAAAAGATTGCCAGTATCAATTAGTGGCTTTGAGCTCTTTTTTCTTTTTATAGTTGCAGGTTTAAGCGCTGGTGTTAGTCCATCAGTTATTGCCATTTTGCATAGATTTGATGAAAAAACGCCTATTTCTTCAAGTGGAGTTATTGCATTTATCCCATTACTTAAAGCTTTATAAACCTGCTCTTTTGCTAGAGTTGTTATTTTGTCTTGATTTTGCGTTAGTGGAACTCTTAAAAAAGACCTCTCTGCAATATTGTGTTTTGGACTTCCAAACTCATGTATCATTGCCAAAGTTGCGTTATTCATTCCATCACTTCTTTTATCGCTTTTTTGAGTAACACCTATCAATATACTTTTATTATTTAGTGTATTTAGTGCGTTTTTAAAACTTGCCTTCATCTTACAACTCCAACATGCAAAGATACAAGGCGTAAAAGCTCTAAGTATCTTTGCCCGTATTTTGTTAGGTGATAATTTCCTTTTGTGTTTTCAAATCCAGTTTTTGCACTGGCATATCCTATGCTTAAAGCCCCTACTGTTTTGCTAGTAGCTTCTTTTATAGGAGCAAAGTTGCCACTATCACCCCCTAAAGCTCCACTACTTGCTAGGATATGAGCTGTTAGGTTATAAACTCCAACTTCATAAAAAGTCCCCCAAACCTTACTAGAAATTTGAAGTTTTGCATCATCTAAAGCGTGATTGATTTTTGTTTCACTAACGCCCTTGAATTCATCGAACCTTTCTATGAAGCTTTTAAAGTCCATATCTAACCCCTATTTGTAATCAATGTATGCAATCTTATCAAGCTGTCTAATTAAGCATCCTGTAAATTTACTCTCAACTGCTATTTCAAAACTTACTGAACTTCTTTGATATGGTGGCATTGCTCTTGGTGCAACAGCCCAATCAGTGCTTAAAACATTCTCATCTTTTGTATAAATTGCTACTCTATTGCCTTTGCCTTTGCCTTTGCCTTTTGCAAAATTAAGTGGAATGCCTACTATTTCGATATTTGTTCCCATAGTGTCATTTATAGCTTGTTTGATCGTTGCAAGAGCATTTAAGCCATTATCAGCACCACCTATTGAGTTGTCATACTTACTAGCTAAAGTCATTAAGTCCCTGCCATCTATTGCAATAGTGTTAGGAATGATTAAGCCACCATTTGTTTCAATTCCAAAATCAATGATATTTAAGAAAAAGTCTCTTGCCTCTGCTCTTGTCATATCTTTAATTGCTTTGCCACCTGTTAAGTCTTTTGTAGCAACATTTTTATTTGTCAAAAGCCCATCAACTCCATTAACCATAGGATGGCCTATTAACGCAGTTTTTTGCATTGTTAAAAGTGCTACTCTTTCAAGGTTGGCTAGTTTTTCAGTATCTAAGTCAATGCCTAAGTTCTTAGCTCTTAATACTGCTTGTTTTGTATATGGTGCAGCCTTAGCCCAAAGCAAATATAAGCCTCTTTTAGCAGTGATGCTTAAATCCTCGGTTTCTAATGAAGTAGTGTTTTCATCAATTAGGCCGTTATTTAAATCTTGTGTCCCTTCAAGTTCACCATAATCCAAAGCATCTATGTTTTCGTTGCCTTTTTGAGTAATAGGCACAAATTTAGAAAGCTGGATATCAGGGTACTCTCTAGTTGCAAACCCCTCATTAAAAGTATTTGCAGTTTCAATTAGTGTATTAATTATTTCTTGGTCTTTAAAAAATGGCATTATTATTCCTTTCTCATTAATTTAACTAAACTACCAGCTACACCAGTTACATAAAACTTACCTTCAGCACTTGTTAAAGAAAGTGTTGGAGCTTTTTCAACTTTGCCAGCATCTTTACCTTTTGTAGCTTCTACTTTTACATCATCACCAACAGCTAAGCCATGTGCATCTGTTCCTTGAACCCAAACCTCTGCACCATGTGGGATTGCTAAAACACTTAGTATTTCACCACTTTTGTTTTCAGCTTTAGTGCCCATTTTTAAGCTAACCCCTAAAATGTTGTCGCTAGCTTTAGTGATTTTCTTTGCATCTTGCCCTATCCCTGTTACAAAAACACCAAAAGGAATGCTTTCACTATCAGCGTTTTTATAAGACAAAGCAACGATTGCGCTTTCCCCTGCCCTTGCTACTTGACCTGCAAAGGCTCTATTTTTTAGATATTCATTCATTATTTTTTACCTCCAAATTTCTTATTTAAGTCTAGCTTTTGTGGTTTACTATCAAATAGGCTGTTATAGTTTTTTAATGCGTTATCTTTTGCTACTGAATTAGCTTTTAAGCCTAAATACATAGCTCTTATTTCACTATCGCTTAATTTTTTCAAATCTTCTACTTCAAAGCCACTATCAATTAAAACTGCAGTGTAAACGCTTCTTGCATTTTTGCTATCACTTATTTTTACTTTTGAAAAATAGGTTTTTGCATCATTTACTGCACTTGTTAGGTCTTTTTCATCCTCTAGCTCTTTGATTTTGGCTTTAAGTTCTTCAACTAGCTTTTTAAGTTCTTCGTTTTCAGCTTTTAGCCTTTTAACTTCATCATCTTGACCCTCTTCAGTGCTAACTGTTTCTTCATCAGCTACTGTTGTTGGTTCATCTTTTTTCTTAAGCTCTTCAATTTCAGCTTTTAATCTCTCATTCTCAGCTTTAAGTGCTTCGTTTTCAGCCAAAGCTTCTTCTAAAGTCTTTACAATTTCTTTGTTCTCTTCGTTTTCTGGCTCACTATCTTTGAGCTTTAAAAGCAACTCTTTGAATTTATTCATTAGTTTTATCCTTTCATTAGTTTTTTTATCGTTTAATTTGCATTCCTTACCAGCTCTTCCTTCTGATACTACAGCTAGATGATTACCCCTTATATTAGTTTGGTATATCTTGCCACCTTCTTCTACTAGTTTGCTCTCATACCCAAGGCTTACCTCCTTTATTCCGTGGTTTTGTATTATGTTTATTGCTATTTCATCATTTATGTAGGCATCAGCCACCAAAAACTTACCTTCTCTTCTTACGTTTTGGATGTGTCCTATTGCTTCATCTTTCCAATTACTTGCATTTACAATGTCTTCTGGATGAGTTAGGGTTATTGGCTTACCTTCAAAGCTTTTTATTGTTTCATCGTTGAATAACTCTTGCTCTTTCCTATAAACGGTGTAAACTTTATTGGTTTCTTTGCCTATTTCTTGCCCTAAATACTCCATTGGCTCTAGGCTTGCCATATTTACTTTAGTTACCAAGTAGCCATTTTCATTTATCTTCATTTATCACTCCATTTGCAAAACACCTACACTGAATTTCAATACCTGGCTTTACTTTTGGCATTTGAGCCGTTCTTTTTAACCAAGTCTTGCCACCATCTTTTGAATACACGCTATCATCATCAAATCTACAAGTTAGCCCTTGCATAATCTTATGTGAGCTCCTTACTCGCTCATCTCTTGAAGTTTGCCAGGTGTAGAGTTTGATGCCTAAGTTTTGCATTCTTTCTTGGTCTAATTCTGAATTGATTTTATTAGTTTGGTCTCTTGCTATAACTCTTGCTCTGTTTTTTGAAATATCGGCTTTTTCTTGCAAGATAGTTGCTAAGTTTTCAACCCTGCCAGTTTCTAAGTAGCTTTTTCTTACTTCTTTTTCGATGTTTTCCAAAAGCTCACTTCTTACTGAAGTTATTAAAGATACATTTTTGCTGATATACTCATCAAGTTTTTCTTTTACATCAGGCAAAAGGCTTTCAACATTGTTTTTATCACTATCACCACCAATTATTTTGCTTAGCCTCTCTTTGTTTATTTTATTTGCCATAAAAACAACACCACTAGAAAGCAAGAAAGCATATTTCATCATCTCTTTTTTGCGTTCTTCTTCTATAAGACTAGTTACAAAAAGCATTAACTCATCACTTGTTGGCTTTTGCTCCATAAACGCTCTAATTCTTTCTTGCATACTGCTTTTAAGAGTGTTTATGAGCTTTAGAAGTTCATCACGGTATTTAACTTCTACCGACTTGCTAGGTTCACTAGCTTTTAACTCATTACTTCGTTTTCTTTTAAACTTCTGAGATAGTGTTTCCATACTCTAGACCTTTGCTTAAAAGCTCACTTTCGTTTATGTCTTCATCGGTTATATTTGAAATTAATCCATCATCTCTAAGCTCTTTTAATGCTATGCTTTCAGTTATTATTCCACTACTTATCAAGGTGCTAAATGCTCCTGCTTTTATATTTAGGACTTCGGCTTTTTCTTTTTCGTTGATGCTATCAATGCTTGGAAAATCAAAGTCTAAAAGTTCATCATCTTTACCTATTTCACGGAGCATAAACAAATCAATAAAGTTATAAATTGGTCTTAGTAGTGTCTCTTGTGCTTCGTTGATTGTCTCATAGTATGATTGGTTATCTTCTTCGCCACTACTAAATCCACCTGCACCTTCACCAAATAAAATAGTAATTGGTCTATTCAAAGCTCCTGCTACTACGATGCAAGCCTTAGCCCATAAATCAGCGATGCCATTTAGATTGGTTTCTTTGGTCTCATAGTCATCTTCTTTATCCATTGCAATTGCATTGGCATAACCCTTGATGTCTTGATTGATTGATATTCTATTTAGTACCAAGTCTTCTCTACCACTTGCGATTTGCTCGTTAAAGCCTTCCATTTTATAAATGTCAATTTTACACTCTTCGATTAAGTCGCTTACACTCATTGTGATGGTGTCAAACATTTTTATAATTGGCAATGCAGTTTGAATATCACTAAAACTTTGTCTTTCTTTCTTGCCATAGCTTTTTATATCACTTGTTACTTTTAAGACCCTTGAGCTGTGCAAAATAGCACTTCCAATTTTAAAAAAGCTACTATCATCTTTTTGAAAAATCCTATTTTTTGGTGCTCTTTCTTGGTATTCATCTTTATTCAAGACAACAAATCTATACACATGCTCATCTTGAGTTAATGGAAGTTCTAAGTTTTGGCTATCAGTGATGGCAACGACAATGCACTCACCAAAAAGTAAGACATTAAACAAGGCATCTTTTATAACTTCGGTTGTTTCAAATTTTTGATTTATTTTTAGAAATCTAGTCTTATCACTTTCATCAAAATCACTAAAATAAATATCTCTTTGAGCCTTTAGCATATCACCAATGGTTTTTTTAATGTAGCGTTTAGCTATCCAGCCACTGTTATATGTGTCTAATAACTCTTTATTAGTAATTAAGTCTGTTGAGTAATATCTTTGTTTGCTTTTTTGCCCTAGCTTTGTTACAAGTGAGCTTAAACTATCAGTTGTTGTCATCATACAAGCATTTTACATTGAAGTGCTTGCAGTCTTTGGTCGTGTATGCTTACCCTAAATGTAGTTCCAAATTTGGGTTTTATTATTTTTAAACTCATCTACTGCCATTTGTAAAGTATCTACTTGGTCATCATGTAAATGGCTATCAGTCGCAGTAAATTTTTCACACTCATCTAAAAAATCACTTACCCAAGGTGCATATTTTGGCAAATAAACATATCCACTTTCTATGTATGGGATAACTCCAAGAACTCGTGTATATTTGTCTTTGTTTGGTGTTACTGGTCTAACTGGGATGTTATTTTCTCTTTTTATTTTTTGGATTAAGCCTGTTCCACTTGCCTTATCTTCTATGTAAAAAGTTAGTCCATTATAAGTTTTTGAATGTTTTTCGTTGAAGTCTTTTACAGCATTTTCAAGCTCTACTGCATCAAATTTACCCCTTTTAAGGTCTATTAGATAAACACCATCATCATAGCCTAGCCCTGCAAGTAGTAGCACCGAATAATCGTTATGCTCTCCTTTTTTTTGTGCAGTATCAACAAACACTCCAGCTTTTTTTATCCTTGGCAATACTTCAAATCTATTAAACCAAGTGCCTTTTATAATTTCACCCCCTTTTATAGTAGGGTTTTGCTGATAAAGTGCAGTCCAAGCATAAGAGCCTATGGCTTTTTTAATTGATTTATATCTTTCTAAACTAAATCTTTCAGGGTGCAGTGGCTCGCCTTTTTTTCTAAACTCTTCATCTTCTTGAGCTATTGCAGGAAATAATAAAATTTTCCACTTATCACCCCCTTTTTTAGCTTCTTGTATTAATCTTCCTGCTAAATCATCTTCGTGCCACCTAGTCATTCCTAATAAAATGCCACTTTTAGGACTAAGCCTTGTGTAAAGCGTTGTAATATACCACTCCCAAACCTTATCTCTAAAAGTCCGTGAATTTGCTTCGGCTGCATCTTTAACAGGGTCATCTATTATTGAGATATCTGCACCCATTCCAGTGATACCACCACCAACACCAGCTGAACGATACGCCCCCTTATGACCTACAATTTCAAATATTTCACTATTTCTTAACGCATCGCTTTCCATAGTTACAACTCTTTTTTTATTTAGCATAGTATTTGGGAAAACATCGCTATAAGTTTCATTCATCATTATTCTTTGCACATCTCTATTCATTCTTGAACTTAAATCGCTTGAATATGAACTTGCTATGATTTGTAAATTTGGATTTTTACCAAACGCCCACGCTGGAAACTGCCTACTAAAAAGCTCACTTTTTCCACTTCTTGGTGGAGCAAATATCATAAGCCTTGGTTGCTTGCCATTAACTACATCATAATAAAAGTTTTCTAAGGCGTTAGCTACTGTTTTATTAAACCAGCCTATTTGATAGCTTGGGTTGTTGTATTTTGTGAAGTAAATTAGCTTTCTTCTTGCCAACTCAAGCTTAATTTGTTTTTGAGAGGATATTGTTAAGTGTTTCAAGCTCATCATCACTTAGTTCTTTTAAATTTAGCTGATTGCTTTGTGCAACTTGCTGTGTGTTTTGTATATTGATTTCTTGTTTATTTGATTGTGGATTTGCTACTGCTTCAATGTCTTTTATAGATGACACCCCTTGTCTGATTTCTAGTGCTGTTTCATAGCCACCATCTTTTAATATTTTTAGCATTTTATTTTGGAATACTCGCAAAAGCTTTCTATTGTTGACAACGAGTTCATTATCTTCTAATATCGTTTCTACCCTATCAACCATCTCTTTTTGCTGGCTTTCGTTCGCATTATAATAATTTTCGCTTAATTTCGCACTCGCAGCCCTAAATTCATCTAAAGTAGAGGTTTGTTCTTGCGATAATACCCACCCATCACGCTTAATTTTACTACCCAAAGTCCCTGCAGGTATATCATATTTTCTTCTTAGTTCAGCTTGAGTTAATCCCTTATCAAAGTCAAGTCTTATCTGAAACCAGTCATAGCTCTTTTTAGCTTTTGCCATTTTTTACTCTCCAATTTCTTCGTTTTATCCTTGAGTTTAGTGTTTGCTTTGATATTTTGTATTTTTGCATTATCTCTTGTTTGGCCACTCCGTTTTCATACTCTTTTTTGACTTTATTCCAAAAATCTGATGTGAATTTTTCAAAGCGTGGCTTAACTCCCAAATACTTGGTTTGACACATTAGCCTTCTACTTTCTTCCATTCTACTATCAAGGATAAACTTTACTGCATCTTTTTCCATTTTTAAAATTGCTTGAAGTTCGTTTTTATACTCTTTAACGTTGCTTTCTTTTAAATTCTTTAAAATCGTTTTTCTATCTCTTTGTACCCCAAAAATATGTTTTAAAAGATATGTGAGCTCTGTCAAGTAGTAGTCATTTTCCCAATTTTGCCAATTCTCAAAATGCTTATCTAAAACTTGGTAATAAAGCTCTAAACAATCCATTATTTACTATTCATACTCCATAATGCAAACAACTATGCCATCAAAGACTTTTTGTTTTAACATAGTGCATTTTTTAACATATTTATCCGTATCATCTTTGATAATCCCAAGCTCTTTTATTGCATCTTCTATCATTTTAAAGATATAAGCGTGATTACTTACATCTAAGCGAGAGTTAAACTGCATTTCAATTTCTACAGGCTTATCAAATTTGATTTTTTTCCTCCCCCTTAGAGCAATTTTTACCAAAGCTTTAATATCATCTTTTTGCTTTTTTCTTTTTGCCCAAAAGATGCCTGAATAGATTTTGTTAAGACTTAGAGCTGATGTAATTTTCAAAGGCACAATAAAGATAAATTTATTCATCAAATAAACCCTTTGAGTTTTCATCAATCTTTTTTTTAATTTCATCGTTGTATTTGACAAAGTCATTATAGACCTCAGCAAATTTTAATAAATATTTTTTTTCTACATGTTTAAAAACAGTCTCATATTTTGCATTTTTAAAACAATATGCGTTTTCCTCACTATCATAGATTAAATATCTTGCTATTTTGTCTTTTAAGCCCATTCTAGACCTTTTTAATAACAACTTTAGCTTCAAGTCTTTTTAAAAAGCGATCTAATACCTCATCGCACTTTTGAGTTTTTAGCTTTTGATCTTCTAACTTCTTTTGCTCTACTTCAAGTCTTAGCCTTTGCCTTGCTTCTTCTTGTCTTGCTTCAAGTTCTCTTATCTCTTTTGTTGAGAGGTGTCTTACAACTCCGATTTTATACTGTTCGTTAAAAAGTGCCTCTAAAAAGTCCCCTTCTTCATCGCTAGTTAGTTCTTTAAGTGTGTAGCGATTAACAAATCTGTTGTCTTTGTTTAGTGCAATTATCACCATATCGCGATACATCCCAACACCACTTGCGATGTCTTTATCTTTGAAGTTTGCTTTTAAAAAAGCTAGCATTTGATACTTGTCTGTAAAACGGAATTCACCTTTTTGAAGTGCTCTTAAAAGCTTTCTAGCTTCAAACTCTTTAGCAAGTCTTACAAGTGCTACATCAAAGGTCTCATATTGATTTTTGTTGTTTAAAACGTAAATCTTAAAATCGATTAAATCATCAGTATCGATGTTTTGCAGTATTTTAAGATACATCGCTAGTTCAGTTTGTGAATTAGGCTTAAAAAGGTCTTTTATAGTTTGATTTCTTTCAAGCATTTAAGTTCCTTTGTTGCGCTCTATAATCAGCCATTAGTGTGTCGTAGTAGTTAAACGGACTTGGCTCATTAAGTCTTTTTAGATATCTGTCAAGATATTTTTTCATCTCTGGACTTGTTTCTTCTTTAAAGCTGTTTTGATAGCCGTTTTGGAAGTTGCTTTTATAGCTAGAGCCGTTTTTTTGATTGTTGCTTTGCCAAGTTAGATATGCCATCGCAAAGTTTTGATATTTGTAGCCTTTAGCAAGCAGTGAAATCTCAAATTCTTCATAGCTTTGATAGTTTGGATTTTCAATACGCTTTTTGTCAATAAACTCCTTTAGCCTTTTTTTATAGGACACTCCTGGAGTGTTGAAGTCTGTTTTGTATTTTAAGTCAAAACTCTTTAGGCTTTGTTCGTAAATTTCAACATTTGTAGCCTTAGGTTTTAAAACCAAATCCACTTCATTTTTTTTGTTTTTTAGGTCCCTGCTTTTTGAAAAATCAAGCTCCGAATTTTTTTCAAGCGCGCTTAATAAATTCTCTGAAGTAGTCTCTGTTGTAATCTCTGTAGTAATCTTTGTTACCTTATTAATAGTTTCGGGAATTTCACTAATCAAGTTTGGTGAATTCCACGAATCTAGTTCAGTGGTTTTCACTAAACTAGTTTGGTGATTTTCACTAGACAAGTTTCGTGAATTTCCACAATCAAGTTTCGGGGTTTTCCCTACACTATTTTTTGTTTTTTTAGCAGTAGATTTTTCCCTTTCTTTTGAAAAGCTTAAAAGTGCTTTTTCGTATTCTTGCCAATTAATTTGATAAAAAGTTCTTGCAGGGGTTCCCTCTCTTGTAATTTTTATAAAACTAGCTTTTTTGAGCTTTAATTTTGCTCCTCTTAACTCATTTGTTGTTAGCATAGTTTCTTCCAAAATCTCAATATCAGTTTTAAAAACCTTGTCTTTTTTTGAAAACCAATACATAAGCTGAGATAGCAAAATACCAGCAGTTGTGGAGCCTGTAAGCTTTGCATAAAGTGGATAATATGCTATTGGTCTTTGATTTAATTCTTTTAAAATACTCATTGTTTATCCTTTTTTTAAGGTTATTTTCAAAAGCCCCCTAAATAACATGAAGAAAATTTTAAGAAATCAATGCAAAAGGAGTAAGGGGACTTTTAAAAATAGCCTATGGCTCTCCTTTCATTTGTTTTTATTATTTGCTATGTTTTCCAAAATGGAAGACACAGCCTTTGTCTCTAAGTTTTGTTTCACAAGTGCAGTTGCTAGATTTAAAGCAAATCGCACCACCTCGCTATCACTTTTAAAGCCTTTTTCATTTTGTAGAAAGACAATGTTTGAGATGTTTTCACTGCTTAATTTAAAGCTTTTAGAAATGTCATACTTTTGTGTTTCCATTGTCTTTCCTTTGTCGCCTTGTAATAGTCTCAAACCTTTCGCTATTATTTTCCACATAAGATTTGATGTCATACCAAGCAGTTGGTGGGATATTAAAGTGTTTGTCCATTAATTCAATGCTTTTTATCCCTGGCCTATTTCGTTGACTAAACCAATGTGAAACTGCTGAATGTGTCAAGCCTAAAAAATCGGCTATTTCTGTTACTTTGATACTTTCCATAACTGTATGTTACAACAAGTAACTTTAAAAATAGCTTAAAGATGTTATTAGCAATAACATTAAAACAATTAAAATATCTTTAAAAGGAGTGAAGAAATGGACTTAGGAAAAAGAATTAAAAGAGCAAGAGAAAGTAAAAAATTAAGACAAGATGACTTGGCCGAACAAGTAGATGTTAAAAGAGCCTCAATAACCCATTATGAGAATGGCAACCAAGCTCCATCAATTTCAACTTTAAAAAGGATATCTGAAGTTTTGAATGTTCCTATGACGTATTTTTTTGATGATGAGATAGAGCAAAATAAACAAATCGTAAAAAACGAATTAAAAGCAAATTTGAGTGAGTATTTACCCTATTTGCCTGACAATTTGCAGTTAAAAGACTTTGTGGTTGTTAAAAAGCTTGATATCTTAGCAGGTGCTGGAAGTGAAGGAGCCTTTGACATCACAATGTTAAATTCAAATGGCGTAGTGGCAGTTGAAAGGCGTGTTTTAGGTAGATTAAATCCTGCAAATATAAGAGCCATTGAGATAATCGGCGATAGTATGGAGCCTGAATATACCGAGGGTGATATTGCTTTAATTGATATGGTAAATTATAGGTACGATTTTGTAAAAATAGCTGGTATTTACGTAGTTAGGTGTAATGAAGCTGTGTATATAAAAAGAGTTGAATTTTTGCCTGAAGGTGGGTTGAAACTGATGAGTTTGAACCGTGATTATGGCGATATAATTCTTGGAGTTGATGACAATTTCGAGATTTTAGGCAAAGTCTGTGGGAAAATCCACTATGAAATAAATAAAGGCTTGATATTTGATAATCAAGGCATAAAATAGAAGTAAAGCACCTAAATAAAGGTGCTTTATCTTAGTTTTGGTCTTGGTTGTAGTAAAACAACGCTACTTCTTCAAGCTCTTTTTCAAACTTATAAATATCGCTTAGCTGTTCGATATCTTCTTTTCTTTCTTCTTTATTGGCATTTATTAGCCCTATTCTTTTTTTGTTATCTTCTAAATACAGCCTACAAATTTGTTTTCTATTATTGTCATCATAAAATACTGAAAAATAAGACTGTGCATCTCTAAATGTTATTTTTTCAATAGGTACGACCTTACATAAAATCGCTCTAATAATGAAAAATGCTGACATTTCTTCATCTGTTGTTATTATTTTTGGTTCTTCAGGTTCTACTTCTTTTTCTTGTGCTTCTTTTTGTTTTTCATTTTCTTTATTAAGTGCTGATTGAAGTCTTTCAGTTACTGCATCATTAATTAGTTGGTTGAATACTCTTTTTACAAGTGGTGTGAATTGGTCTATTACTTTCTTAGTGCAAACACTACTATACACACTTTTTGCAAAGAATTTAATAAATTCTTCATCTGGATTAGCCAACTGCCCTGTTATAAATCTTCTAAGTTCTGATTCGTATTTTAGATCTGTTGCAGTCTCTAATATGTTATCAAAATCAAAGTTTTCTTTATGAAACTTCTTTAGCTCATTAATTTGATTGTCTTTTATTTCAGTTATCTTAAAACTTAAAAATGGGACTTTATCCATCTTATTTTTTTCTTCCAAATCGGAATAAAAATTATATGTTTCACCATTTGTTAATATCGCAAATTTAGCAGTTGAAGTGTGGAAATATCTTAAAAGTTGTGATTCATTTTGGATATTTAGTTCAGCACCTATCTTCTTGCACTCTATAAAAAGAATTGGTGCATTATCTTTTTGTATCGCATAATCAACTTTTTCACCCTGTTTTAAACCTAAATCAGCAGTATATTCAGGAGTTACTTCCAAAGGATTAAAAATGTTATATCCAAGTGCTTGAATGAATGGAAGAATAAACGCTGTTTTAGTGGCTTCTTCTGTGATGATACTATCACGCATTGTATTTATACTCTTAGCAATTTGTTTGATTTGTTCTTTGAAATCCATCTTTTTATCCTCATTTTGAAATATTTAATTACATTTTATTATATTTTATGTTACTTTTGATAACATAATTAAGCTTACTTTAATGTTATTTTAGATAACATTTCATTATCAAAACAAAAAAAGGCTGGATAGCGAAAGCTTTGACCGACAGTGCCTAAATCGAGTTGATTTAAAACTGGTTTTAATCGCGAAGCCTAAGGCAAAGGATAGATGTGCCGACGAAAAGCTTAGCTTTTCAACTTACAAGCCCCATTGATTTGCTGGGGGTAGAAAAATGCAAATCCTCTTATGCAGGGGCAACGTGTTCTTTAATCCTATAAAAAATAATTTAAACAACTTTAAAAAAAACGGAGCATTTTTTTTGTATTTCAACACTTAGACTAAATTTCGTTGCCTCTACATAAGAGATTTATTTTTAAAAAAGGAGCAACAAATGGAAATGGTAATGGATAGCACAATTTATTATGAGTTAGAAAGAGAAAGAAAACAAAACGAGGCTCAAAGAATTTGGGATTATGCAATGGAAGATGCAGAGAAGATATTAAAACCAATAGGTAGCTTAAAAAATCTACTAGAAGGCATGAGTGATGAAGACCAAGAAGACTTTAAAGATGAAATAAAAAGTATGCTTTTTGAATAAAACTTTTGGTGCTAAGTGGGTTAATCCACCACACGGCTTAAATAGGCGTAAGGAAAATAAACTTTTTTGAAATTTGATAAAGCTAAAAGTCCTAGCCAAATAATAATAAAAGGAATGATATGAAAACAGAAACTAGAAAAAAACAATTAGTAAGTCTCATGTTTAAGAAAGGTGAGATAACAGCCTCGGAAGTTTTTCACATAAGTAATTCAAACCAATATTTTGTAGAACTTGAAAATCAAGGCATAACAAAATCTAGGTGGGTGCTTGATGAGAACGGTCGTAGGAAATGTAAGGCTAGAAGTATAAAAGATTATGCAAGAGCTAAAAGCCTAGTAAAGGGGTAGAGATGATTATATTTGATGAAGAAATAATAAAACTAGACATAGTTGATTTAGATTACATTTTATCACCTTATTGTGGAGATTGTCAGACTTTAATAGTGAATAAGAGTTCAGAAAAAAAGATCTATTTATTAAGAGAACAAACAATAGGGGATGAGAATTATAGTGATGTAGTATTAGGAATAAGTAAGGATATTAAAGAGATAAAAAGTAAAATGGCAGAGTATGTTGAGGATAATGAGCAATACCCATATTTCTACAGATTAGTAGGAGACATTGACAAAGAAGAAGTTAAATTACGAGGTAGTCTGTCAGGTTTTGAAACAATAGAAAATAAAAAAAGACTAAAAGTAGAATATAAAACTTACAAAACAAAAACAGAACTAGGAGAAATATTTTTAGTGGATGTATTAATAAAGGCGATTGATGATGATGAACTTATGTCTGGGGAGATTAATTTTGTCTTCTTCAATAAAGAAGAAATGAAAAATTTCATGAACGAAACATTTAGAGACAAAATAACTCAAGAGGTATTTGAATACTAATCATAACAAATGATAGTTATTGTATTTAAAATCAGCAAAAAGGAAAATAAATGATTTTGAATGAAGACATTGAATGTCCCTATTGTGGAAAAGAGAATAATGCAGCAAAACTTGAAGAATATCTAGAGGATTTATATTTTAGTAATGATTTTTATGGGGAAGAAGAAGTAATCTGCGAATATTGCAAAAAGAAGTTTGAGATAGAAGTAGAGGTGGAAATAATAACACCAGATTTCACTATAACTGAAATCTCAAAGATAAAGGATAACTAATGACATTAAAACAAGAACAACAATTAGAACAATTATTAAAACAATGGAGAGAAGAGAGAAGATTAAGTATAGAAAACCAAAGAGATGGATTGATAGGTAATCTATGTGAGGAAATGGCTGAATATTATAGAGCAACCAACGATGATGAAAAAATAGATGCTTTATGTGATATGGGTGTCTTTGCTTATAATTCTTTGGATACTGGAGTAGAAGACCTTTGGGGAAAGCTTAACGATAGCCTTTTAAATACTAGATTTTTTCCTTTATCAACACTAGACGAGGTTAGTCAAGTTGATTATACTATAAAACGTCAGGCTATACTTGATGCAAATACAGATATTTATAGGCTAATAAAGGCTTGCGAGAAAGAGACGTCAATTATGGGCTATGACTTCTACAAATGCATGCTTGAAACCATAAAAGAAATCTCTAGTAGAACAGGACACTATGATGAAAACATACACAAGTTTGTAAAAGATAAATCAAGAGAAGCCGTTAAGAAATGGTATAAGGCTGATTATGATAAATGTAAGATTAAAGGATAAAAGATGATATTTGCAGATACAAAAAGTAATACAGTAACAGTGCAAGGTGAGGGCTCAGATATTTTTAGAGAACTTTTAAGCGTTATAACTTTCATTATAAAAAATAGCAATATGAAAAAAGAAGAACTTCGCGAATTGTTAAACGACGATAAGTTTTGGAAACAAGCTGATCGCTATTAATGTGCAAAGGATAATCAGTGATATTTGTAGATTTAAAAAGTAAAACAGTGATAACTAAAGGTAGATTAGATCGTGTTATGAACGAGGCTTTGAACGCCATAATGAAAATTGCAGAAGATGGTGGCAAAGATGCAAAAGAAGACCTACGCAAAATCTTAATAAGTGATAAGTTTTGGGACAAAATCGAATGTGATGAAGATGAGGAAGATGAGGAAGAATAACGATGATAATCGGTAAAAACGGTAAATATTCACGCTCTCTTTATGAAGTTAGGGTTATTTACATAGTGCTTAAATCAACGGGCGAATTTGTAGATGTAGTAAAGTAAAACAAAAGCCAAAAATAGATAAAATAACTCAACTACTCTTAAAGGTTAGATATGAAAAATGAATTAACGCTATTTGATATACAAAATGTAGAAAATGACAAATTTGAGTTATCTTCACATAAAAATGGCTCTACTTATTGGCTTGCTAGCGAACTTGCTACTATGCTTGAGTATGATAGTGTAAAATCTATGAGCAAAGCTATAAATAAAGCAATAAGCGTATGTGTTAGCATAGGGCATAATGTTTTAGAACACATAAGACCAAATGATGATAATTCGGATTATAAATTATCAAGGTTTGGTTGCTTTTTAATCTCTATGAATGCTGATATTAAAAAGCCACGGGTTGCATTGGCCCAAGGATACTTTGCAACCATAGCTGATGCTATTTATAGTCACATAGAAAGTGAGCAATTAGAACGCCTTGAAATAAGGGAAAAAACAAAAGGAGCAAATACAGCTCTTAGTGGAGTTGCTAAAACTCACGGCGTTACAAATTACGCTTTTTTCCAAAATAAAGGTTATATGGGTATGTATAATATGGGCTTAGCTGAGTTAAGGCGTATAAAAGGACTTGATAATAAAAGCAATGTCTTTGACTTTATGGGAAGCCGTGAATTAGCAGCTAATCTATTTAGACTTCAAGAAACAAAAGCAAAAATTGAAACAAGTAAAATTTATGGTCAAAAAAACTTAGAAAACACAGCTTATGAAGTTGGGCGAAAGGTAAGAAACATAATGATAGAAAATGATGGTGTTCGCCCTGAAATGTTAGCTAGAAAAGAGCATATAAAAGAGGTATCAAAAGAGCTTAAAAGGGTTGATAAGAAGTTTAAAAAGATAGATGAGAAAAAGGATTAATATGACAGCAGATGAATTAAAGGCATTTTGTAAAGAAATGGGACTAACTTATAAAGAGTTGGCAGAAAAACTAGGAATGAGTGAAGGTGGACTTAAAAACGCCATTATAAACGACAAAATAACTTCAAGTATAGAACATAGCTTTAATATGTATAAACGCATTTTAGAGCTTGAAAATGAGCTAAAAGATACTGAAGTTTTACGAACAGCGTTAAAAAACCTACTTAAAATTTAAATATTTTTAAAATATAAGCCCTTATTTGGGCTTTTGCTCCGTGAAGTTAAAATTGACTTCACATAAAAAGACACAAAATATACCCTTGATTTTATAAATTTATAATAAAATATTCTTAAAATACTTGACATAAGTAATAAATTATTGTATAATTACACCATCAAAAGGAATAAAATATACCTTTTGAAATAAAAACAAGGAGTATCAGATGTTAAGATTGTTGCAACTTTTAGCATTAGTTTTACAAATCCTTTACTGGATTTTAAGACTTATAGGGGTTATCTAACCTCTACCCCGAAAGGGGCTAAAAAATCTTTATCTGATACCCTTGGCAATTATACCATAAGGAGAGTAAAAATGTGGCTAGATGTTTTAATGAGTGTTTTATTTATAGTGATTTGTGTTTGGATTTACAAAACTAAAAAGGATAAGAGATGGTAAGAATAATAAATAAGAATGGTGAGTATTTCGGTAAAAGCATGGTGGCAATGTTTCAAGGGATAAGTGGCACAGAGTATTCAAGTCGTAGATACAAAGTCTCTACCTATGAAAACAATGCCTTTATCATAGAAAAAGCAACAAATAAAATAGTAGATACATTTAAGGGGGTAAGAAGATGACATATTTAGAAACTGAAAAAGCAACCTTAAAGGCTAAAAACAAAGTGTTAAAGAAAATGATTGATGAACTTCCTAAAATGATAGATGAAGTATTCAAAAAAGTAAAAGTTGGGTCAGATAGTGTTAAAAAAGACCTATAAAAGTGTGAGTGTAGATGAATTAAGGGCGTTATTTTGGGGCGTTGATTATAAATTTGAAGATGAGAAAAAAGCAATATTATCTTTATTAAATCAAAGCTTAGAAGCTTTAGAAAACAAAGACTACGAAACGGCCAAAACATTGCTTTTGATGATTAAATTTGGGGGTTATAAAGTTGAGTGAGTTTATACCATTAGAACAATTTTTACAACAAAATAGTGACTACACAAAAAGACAGCTTATTGTTGCAAGATGTAATGATTTTGCAAGAAAAAGAACAAGTAGGTTTAAAAAGGTAAATGGGAAATTTTATATTCATAGGAGTTTTCCAAACATCTATAAAGACAAGATTTTGCTATGCGAAGAACTTTATTTTAAAGTTAGTGAATATTTTGAAACTGATTATGCTTTAGCTAAGCACTTTGCCCCTTTAATGGGCGAAAAATCAGAGCTACTTCTTGATTGTCTTTATAAACTTAAGTTTTGGCAAAGAGAACATAAAATTCATAAGACTTTAAGGCTTATAGATGAATTTAATAAATTTTTAAAGGATAAACAATGCAAACAGAATTAATAACTTATGAAACAAAGAAATTTGAACTAGACCAAAGAAGAGCAAAGGCGTTAAGCATTTCAGCTTTTTTTCCTGATAACTTAAAAGGCAAAGCACAGACAAAAGAAGAAGCTGATAGAATAAGTCAAGCAAATGCAGTAATCGTGCTTGATTTAGCATCTAGAATGGGTTTATCGCCTTTAGAAGTAGCACAAAGCATTTTTATTATTTACAATAAGCCTAGCTTTGAAACTAAGTTTTTAGTAGCAAGATTAAACAATAGTGGCAAAATCAAAGGAAGATTAAAAACTATTGTTTCAGAAGATAAACAAAGTGCATATTGCGAGGCAATAGATGCTCAAACAAATGAAACAATTACAGGTATGACTGTAAGCATTGCTATGGCAAAAGCTGAGGGTTGGTATAACAAAAACGGCTCTAAGTGGAAAACATTACCTGAACTAATGCTAACTTATAGGGCTCAAAGCTTTTTTATTAGTCAGTATTTTCCAGAGGTTAAATTTGGACTAAAAACAACTGATGAGCTTATGGATATGCCAGAAGCTAAAGTGGTTGATGAAAAAAAGATAGACCTAAATAAAATAGCCAAAGAAAAGACTAAGAAAAAAGAAAAAGTTGAACCTGAAATAATCGAAGTTGAGCCTGAAAGTAGTGAAACAACACCTTTGCCAGGCGATATTTTAGAAACTGAACTTTTAAAGCGTGGTATCAATGAAAACGAAGCTGATGAGATAGCAAGTAAATATTCAAATGAGCAAATAAAAGCTATTTTAAACGACCCATCTAGTATTGACACGATAATAAATGACTATTTTAAAGGCTAAATCATGACAAATTTTGAATACCATAGTAGACCTGAGATATCAAAAAGCGATATTGATCTAATGCTTAAGTCAATGAAACATTTTAAAAACAAGGTTTATGAAGAGCCAACGCCTAATATGGTGCTTGGCTCAGCTTTCCACAAGCTTGTTTTAGAATATGATGACTTTGAGAGTGAGTTTGCTATTATGCCAAATATTGATAAAAGAACAAAAGCAGGCAAGGAAGCTTATGACAAATTTTTAGCAAATATTGGAAGTAAAACAGCTATTGACATAGCAACTTTTGAAAAAGCTAAGGTAATGGCTGATAATATCAAAAGCGACCCTGTTATTTCAAGATTTTTGAGTAATGGAGTGGCTGAAGAAAGTCATTTTAGCCAAATTGATGGCGTTAAAGTCAAAGCAAGACCTGATTTTTATAACAAAAAACTAGGTTTAATCGTTGATTTAAAGACTACCTCATCAGCAAAACCAAGTGAGTTTGCAAAAAGCGTGGCAAACTTCAATTATCACATTCAAGTCGCTTTTTATAGCGATGTTTTAAGAAGCTTAGGCTATGAAGTAAATGGCTTTTTGTTTATAGGCGTTGAAAGCAAAGAACCATTTTATACAGGGCTTTTTGAACTTGATGATGAAGCAGTAGAATTAGGAAGAAACACTTACAAAGAGATACTTCAAAGATATAAACACTGCTTAGAAAGTGGAGTTTTTCCAGGGTATGCTTCTTTTGATGAAAATGATGAAGTAAGTCCAGTTGTAAAACTATCACTTCCAAATTGGAAGTATTATGAAGCTATTTAAAAGGCTAAATTTAGCCTAAATTTAGTAAAATAATGCTTTTACCAAAAGGGGTTAAATTGGATTTAAAATTTGATAAATGGAACGAAGTTAAAAAAGAACTAGAAGAACAAAGGGGGACAAATGTTGCTAATGGAAAGGTATATTGGCTAAGCATAGGGCAAAATTTAGGAGCAGAAACATACGGCAAGGGGGTTAAGTTTAAGCGCCCTGTATTGGTTTTAAACAAAATTTGGATAAAAAACTACATAAATGCTTTTATCGGCGTGCCTCTTAGTTCAAAAACATCTCAAAAATCAGGGTGCTTATATCATAAATTTACCGACAAACAAGGCGTTAAGCAGGTGGCTTTGTTAGCTCAAATAAGGCTTTTTGATACAAAAAGAGTGATAAGCAATGCTAATATAACGATATTAAAAGCTGATTTTGACAAGATAAAAAACAAGGTAAAAGATAAGATTATAAGATGATATCCCGGCACTATGACCGGGGACCCGAGCCTTGAAAAATCAAGGGGGCAAATCCTTTCATTCTGAAAGTGGTCTAAGCTTTTATAAGCTTACAACACTTTTAGTTTGTTTGAATTATAGCTAAATAAAATTAAAAAGGAATAAAATGAACGATGAAAATATAATTAAAAAGGTTTGTAAAGAACTAAATTTGACTTACAAACAATTAGGGGAGCTTATAGGGTATAGTGAAAGTGCAGTTAAAAACGCAGGAAGTGGTGAAGCAAGTGAACCAATGAAAAAAGCAATTGAGCTTTATCTTGAAAATTTAGAACTAAAAGATAAATTAAAAGTTCTTGATGATTTATCAAATATTTTAAAGGAGCTTACAAAATGACAGGAAATGACTTAAAAGCGTTTTGCAAAAAACACAACCTAACTTATAAAGAATTTGCTGAGATAGTAGGCTATACAGAAGCAGGAATTAAAACGATAGTTTCAAGGGATGATATCAGCGAGAGTTTAAAAAAATCAATTGAGCTTTTAGAAAAAGTTTATGAACTTGAAAACAAATTAAAAGATTTAGAAAATTTAAAAAATACACTTAAAAACTTACTAGATTTAAAATAGGTTGTTTTTCGCAACTTATTTTAAAAAAATATCAAATATTTAATACTTTTTACTTGACAAATAGTCTTTTTTGTTGTATAATTATGCGTATAAAGGTTGAGATTAGCAACCTTTAAATTAAAGCAAAGGAGACAAGATGAAAAGGCTAAGATTAATAGCGGTAATCTTACAAATAACATTTTATGTTATTGCCTTACTCAAGCTTTTAAGCTAGAGTAGCCCCTTCCGCTAAGGGGCTTTCATCTCATCTTTGAAATTATACCATAAAGGACTAAAAATGGAGTTTATTTTAATCGTAGTCTTGTCAGCGTGGGTAGGAGTTAATGAGCTTAGGCTTAGAAAACTAGAAGACAAAATAAAGGGGCTAAAATGAAAGCCCCTAGCATTGAAAACACAATACTTTATCTAAATGCCATTAACAGCCAAATAAGTGAAGTTTATAAAAAGGTTGGTGCTGTTATGGCGTATTTATGTGGTGATGAGTTTTTCATCAAAGAAAATTTTAATAAAAAGGAAAATCAAATGAATGAAATAATTATAAATAATGTAGAAGTTAAATTTGAAGTAGTTAAAGATGAAGTTTTTACAAACTCACTTCAAATCGCTGAAGTTTTTGAAAAAAGACATGCTGATGTTTTAAGAGCAATTGAGAATTTACCAAACGATGATTTCCGACAGCGCAATTTTGCGTTTACGGAGCGAACAGCCAAATTTGGGGCAGTTACTAGAAGTGACCCATTTTACAATTTAACCCGTGATGGTTTTTCACTTTTAGTTATGGGTTTTACTGGTGAAAAGGCTTATAAATGGAAAATTGAGTATATAAAGGCATTTAATAAAATGGAAGCGATGTTAAAAGAAAAATTAGAAAGAAAACCTATAAACTCACTTGAGATTTTACAAGCAACTATAAATAGCTTAGTTGAGCAAGACAAAAAAGTTAAAGTTCTTGAAAGTAAAACTAGCGACTTACATAAAGAGCAGTTAAAGGCTAAACACAATATTAACCGACTTTTAAACAATGATAGTTATATGACAATTATTGCCTATGCAAATTTACAAGGCATTAATGCCAAAACTTATAACTCATCAGTTAAGGGGCGACTTGCAACAAAACTAAGCAAAGAACAAGGGGCGTTAATGGGTGCAGTAATTGACCCAAGATATGGAAAAATTAACACTTATGATGTTGAAATTTTAAAACAAGTTTTTTAAAGGATTAATTATGAGCTATGAAATGTTATTGATTTTTTTACTTGCCTTTTGGGTAGGGATAAATGAGTATAGACTTACAAATTTAGAAAAAAAGGATAAATGATGTTTAATAAAGTAATTTTAGTAGGAAATTTAGCAAGAGACATTGAACTTAGGTATTTAAACACTGGCAGTGCAATTGGTAAAACTGCCATTGCCACAAATAGAAAATACACCTTAAACGGTGTAAAAAAGGAAGAAATTTGCTTTATCGACCTTACCTTTTGGGGTAAAAGTGCCGAAATAGCTAATCAGTATCTTAAAAAAGGTAGTCAGGTTTTAATCGAGGGTAGACTTATGTTTGAAAGTTGGCAAGGAAATGATGGCAAAACTTGTTCAAAACATAGTATAACAGTTGAAAATATGAAAATGCTAGGTGGAGCACCAACTAGCCAAAAACCTACTCAACAAAACAACCAATATCAAAACAGTTATCAAGCTTATAATGGGCAACCAAAAGCCACTGCCAAAGACCAATACCAACCACCTAAACCAGTCCAAAACAATGTAAATCAATCTACAAATCAAAATGTAGAGCTACCAAATATGGATGATGGCGATAATGAGTTACCATTTTAAAGGATGAAATATGGAATTATTGACCGAAAAAGAAACATTAAAATATCTAGGATATTCACCCAAAAGCAATATTCTAGCTTTAATGAGAATGAAAACAAAAGATTATAAAGATCGCTTTGTTCCAAGACATATTAAATTTAACGGTGGCATAAGATATCCAAAAGAGTGGCTAGATGAAGACATTAATGCCTACATTCAAAGACAAGCTCAAGAATAGAGCTTGTCAAATCTCTAAAAACTCACACCACCACTCAAGCAGTCTTTTGTGTTCATCAGAGTTAAAGTCTCTAAAATAGGCTTTGTCTACTTCACTACCACGAGTATGTAGCAACACTTCATCAATTACCCTTTTTTCAAACTTACCTCTTTTTACACAATCTACAACCTCTGTTTCTCTTATTGCAAATGTAGCAAGTGTTCCACGGAAACCATGAGCGTGCAAATCATCAATACCCAATCTTTTTATATTTGCCATTAAAGTCATATCACTAAAAGCATAACCACTTTTTAAAGAATGCGTTTTTGATTTGAAAACTATACCTTCATCACCAGTTAGCTTTTTTTGATGCTCTAAAATTTCTTTAGCTTTTTTGGGTAGTGGCAATCTTGCGTTTATCTTTGTTTTATTATCGCTTTCATTAAAATATACATAGTTTTCATCTACCCTATCCCAAGTAAGTTCTCTTATTTGGTGTGGTCTTTGAGCCATTATTAGGTTGAATAAGAACATATTAATTATTGTTTCATCAATACCTGAATTTTTAACTATTTTAATAATTTCTAAAAGTCGCTTTTTATTTGTTATTGCCTTTCTATGAGCAGTTTTTGGCTTTATAAATAACACATCTTTATCTTCAATTATCTCATAAATAAAACTGATATCACTAATCGCACCCTTATTTTTAGCTATTTTTAGTATATCTCTATAAATGCTAAGTGCTCTTTTTGCAGTGTTAAAATTAGCTCCGTTTAAAGCACTTAATAGCTCATCTTTACCAATTTCACTCACAAACTTATTGCCAATTTTTGCCAATATCCACTTATTAACCCTATTTTTATACTTTCTTCGTTTTTCTTTGTCATTAGGAGCTTTTAAATTTAACCACTCAACAAACAAATTATTTATCTTTATTTGTTCTATTTTGTCTTTTTTTTCATAATTAATTGCCAATTCTCTAGCTTCAGCTAAGCTTAGTTTATTAAAATTTCCTAAGGTTTTATACCCTGTTTTTATTCTTTTTTTGTATAACCTAGTCCCTGTGTTAAAACATACTAGGTATAAACTGCAATTGCTATCTATGCTAAAAGCTTTGAATTTTTTATCATCAGGGCATTTAAGCTTTTTAACTTGAGTAAATGTTAGAGTTGCCAT